ATGGCAACTAAAAGAATGTACAAACGACGTGGTCGTCCAAGAACTAGAGTGACTGTCCAGCCTAAGAAATCTCAGCCTCTTCGCTCTTTACCTGATAAAATCTACGACGCTAAATCTGATAAGAGATATAAGGCTCTGCATGGAGGGAAAAGAATCACTTCTCATGGGACTGTATATTATGAGCGTCGGAAGAACAGGGCAGATAAAGACCGTAAGAAAAAATACTGATGGACTGGTCAATAAAGTTATATGTAGCGACAGCTTCAATCCAGCGTCGCTATATAGAACCGAAAACTATTTATATTCTCCTTCTTTTCACTTGAAACTATGATTTTTGCGATACTTGGAGGGGTAGGTTCAGGCAAATCAGTCACTGCCACTAAGAAAGTCGTGGATGCGACTAAGACTTGTTTTGTCAATTTCAATGTAGATGTATCTAGGAGGGATTCCCGTCCTGTGATACGAATCAAGAAAGAGCATATCATCAAGACAAATGTAGTAGGACATAAGCGAGACGGCACTCCTATAAAAGAGTTGGAGATTAATTGGAAATTCTGGAACGAGTCTTTGCATAAGTTCAAAGAGTATCATATATTTCTGGATGAGCTTCACAACATAGCTCATTCAAGGCAGTCGATGACGAAATGGAATACTCTTTTCTCAATGTGGATATCTCAGATAAGGAAAGTGTTGGGAGATTCTGAATCCACTCATATATATCTCATATCTCAGAAGCTATATCGTATCGACGTCGCGTTCAGGGATTTGTTGCATGGCATAATCTACTGCGAGAAATATGTCGATGAATCTCAATATCTCCCTACTAGGCTCATCGAGACTAAGTTTGATGTGGAGAAAGGAGAGACTGTCGAATATGTTGTGGATAGATACATTCCTGTAGTCCATATAATACTTTATTATTTTCTGAAAGGAGATATCGAATCCAAATTCAATTATTTCGAGATTCGTGGTCGGAAGAATTACGATTATAAATCAAGTTTTATCGCCAATCCTTATTTTCAGTATTATAATAGTTATAAGCTCTTCGGGGAGACTGCATATCTTTAAGATGGGAAGGATAAGAACTACCATAGACGACCCTCGACGAAAGAATTATTCTGAGAGGGCAAGTCAAGGTAAATTGAGCACGATAAAGGCAAAATGCCCTTATTGTCATCATCATAAGATATTTTCAAACTCCTTCGGTTTCAGGTGTTGCAGGTGCAAGAAAAGTATCGATGATATTTTTGTGCGTAAACAGGTGAGAATATGATTGATGAAAAGAAAGACGATGTTTCGGTGAATTTCGACGGGGAAAGTTACATTGAATATGTGAAATATCTTGATGCTCGAAGAGATGAACGTATGAAAAAGAATTATGCTAAGCTTGAAAGGTATAAATGGAATTATATTTTTTACGGGTTGGTTGCAGGACTATTTTTTTTAGTCATATGGCTTTTCAATGCGATTATGCCTAAGCAGACATATATCTCCTATCGCGTCATTTTATTTGGTATACCGACGACGTCAGTCTTCATAGAAGTTATAGTTTTGTTGTTGGCGATAGGTTTCCTGATACATGGATTCACTATTGTAAGATGCAAATGAGGAGATGATAAATTGGTAAAAATACATGAGCTAAAAAAACAGGCAGGAGCAGACGAAGGCACTATTCCGATTGTAAAAATCAGGCAGACTTACAGAGATAACAAGAAAATAACCACTCCTCTTGGCGTGCAGGACGATGAATTGCCTGTCGTCGAAGAAGAAGGTCTGGTCAGGTTCAAGAAGAAACGCGAGAGGATGAGATTTTGGGATAAAAGGAAACTGAAGAGACGGGGAGAGAGAAGCTTTTATGTCACCATGCGGTTCTCTAACGGGACTATGCTCGAGTTTGTAATCGCTACGACTGGAGAGCAGTTCAAATATAAGAAACGTACCTATTATCTCAGGTACGAGGATTCGTGGTTCAACCTCACACAGAACCAGTATCAACTGGATTATTTCGACGATTATCCTGTGCCTATAGACAGGAAGATAATCAAGAAAGGAGATAAGTCTTTTTTCAGCGTGACGTCGTCGAATCTTAAACCTCTTATCGATATGAATTATGTGAAGGTATTGGCGAACGCTCAGGATTTGGATAAGTATCTGAAGATGGGAGCTATCTTAGGCATAATAAACATGATTATCCTTATCATGATAGGTATTGCTATTATGGGGCTGAGAGGAGGAGCAGGAGGCTGATGCTATGATTGACTGGTTGGCGAATTTTTTAAATAATACATTCGGTTGGGTGCTTACTCTTTGGGAGAAACATGCTGTCTGGATTGTATTAGGTTTGTTAGGAGTTATAGGATATATCTTTTTGAGAGGAGGCTGATTATGATGACTTGGTTGCTATCAGTTTTGTATTTTTTCATAAAGCTATCTAAATCAATCTCGGGAGAGGTTGTTTGGATATCTACTATAATATTGCTGTTTGCTAACAGTATCGATTGGTTGGCTTATGTTTTGATTGTGTTGATGAGCTTGAATATTATCGACGCTGTTTTATTCAACAAAGAGCTTCAGAAAGAAGTTTTGGATATGTGGAAATCGAATCCTGTCAAGTCAGGAGTCGCTGGAGAGATTGAGGACATAATTGAAAATGGTAAAAAGAAGTGAACGTGAAGAAGAAGTGTTCAGAGACGCTGAAGAACGGACTATTGAAGAGAGGGTGATAACTGCCTCTCGAGAGATGCCTTTTGCTGAGAAGACTGAGCTAGGTGAGGCTTTCAGTCATCTTGATAATGATGATGTGAACATAAAGACTGGATTCTCCAATATCGACTTCAATGCACGTCTGTCTCAGTTGGAGATAAACAACTGCATAATTTTCGATGAGCTTAAGGCTAAAGGCATCCTTCCTTTTGACGCCAACATAACTCTTCAGAAAAAAAGGATGTCTGTATCTTTATTAGGAAAAGGTAGGGAGGAGAAAGTCACTATCGCATCAGGCTCTAGAGAGGCTGAGCTTCAAGGTAGGAGAGGAGGTATGCTGAGCAAATTATTCAGCAAGAGAGAATGACTGAATCATACATCTGTAAGAATTGTAAATCTTCCCATGACGTTGAGATAGACTGTCCCTCATGCAAGAAAACTATGAAAAGGTCGTTGAGTATGACTAAAATGATTTATGTAGTTCTAATCCTCTTATTTTGCTTCTTCGCAGGTCTTAAGTTCGATGTTGATTTTGCTGTGAAGGAGGTAGAGCAACAATGCAACGAGTTTTTATTGGAGAGGCATGGAATGGTCAGGAATCTAAGCTTTTTAGACTTAGCTGAGAATGAATTACTCTTGAATGTCACAAAAGAGATTAACGGGACGAATGTGTCTAGATATACTGTCTGTTCAAGCTCTATAGGGTGTGATGTTGATTAGCACATCTCAGTATGAAAATTTTCATATTGAGTTGTTGAGCTGTTCTGCACATCGCATTTATATACTAAACCGCAACATTTATAAACATAATCCACATCTAGTGTTCTATTGCTCGATTCGGAGCTAATCATCCGAATCATACACGCTAGAGGATGATGACCTCAACCGATGCTTCAGCAATAACCCTTGTTCATCGTCGCTGTGAAGCGAGATGAGTCAAGCGAGAGTGATAGCATAGCAGTGAATACCGTCGGTAGCTAATTCTAATTGATATTTTTAACAATAATCGGAGGCGTTAAATATGAAAAACGTTATAATTTTAGAAAAAAATGAGATTTTAGAGATTGCTACATTCTTACGTATGTTACACTTTAGACTTGACAAAACCGAACTCGAATTTGATTTGGAGTTGTTAGAGAAATTCATTAAAGAACTAGAAAGGTTTTAAAATGGCATTACATAATGTGTCTAGTCTTAAAGTTGTGGAGGCTCTTAATCTATGGTATGCAATCGCCAAGTATGAGGATTCTAACGCAGAATATCCTTTTGATTCTAATAGCAGGATTGGACTTGCTATCGATAGCGACGGCAATATAGATTATCATTCGCTGAATCATAAGCTTAGAAAGATGAAGACTTATTTTGAGTTCATGGTCGCAGTTGTTGAAAATGCTCAGAATAGAGTCAAAAATAAAGTTGATGTTGCGAAGTTAAAGAATTGTTTGACTCTCTTCTCATTGTTCGACAAAGAGAACTGAATTTTATTTTTTATTTTTAATTTATTGATTTATTTAATAA